ACATGCGCATCTCGGTAAGCAATGGCAGCTTGCGTGCCTTTCTGCAGGAAAGGGCCGATGCGCGCCGTTTTCAGGAGCGCCAGGAATGAAAATCCCAACCCAAGACGAACAAGACGTGGCCGAGCGCGTGCCGGATCTGAGCTGGATTTGGGCATCTATGGCGAGGGTGGCAAAGGTGAGTCGGAGTGTTCGTAGCCGTTTTGCAGCTCGCACGCGCGCGCGCGTTTTTGAGGACCAAGCAATGAGCGCCGCCCTCGCACAAGTCGTCGCCCAAGCGCAGGGCTATCGGCCCGCGATTGGCAAAGCAGCCAAAGAGCGGCGCAAGAAGGGGGGCAAGCATGAGCCTGTCAGCCCACCAGTCCGCGCGCATGCACACTGACTCATGATCGTCACGCTCCCCTGGCCTCCAAAAGAGCTAAACCCGAATGCGCGAGTGCATTGGGCTCAGCTCGCCAAAGCCAAGAAGGCTTACCGGCGCGCGTGCTGGCTGATGACGCTGCAGCAGTGCAAGCTGGTGCCGACATTTCCGGGTGAGGACGCCATTAGGCTGGCAATCACCTTTGTGCCCCCTGATCGCAGGGCGCGAGACGACGATAACCTGCTGGCTGCGTTCAAGGCTGGCCGAGATGGGCTGGCTGATGCTTGGGGCGTGGATGATGGGCGATTTGTGGTGACGGTGAGGCTGGATTGTGAGAACATTGGCGGCCTGGTCAGGGTGGAGGTGCAGGCATGACCAAGGATTTGCGCGTGGATTGGTTTCGCATTTTTGCTGACCTCAAGCGCCAAGGGCTGAGCATGCGCATGGTGAGCAAGCGGATTGGCGTGCCGCTAAGCAGCCTGCAAAAGCTTAAGGGCGGCACTGATCCTGCGCACTCGACCGGTGAGGTCATTATTGAATTCTGGTGCGCCTGCGCAGACAAGGCGCGGGAGGCCGTGCCGAAAGTTGACCCGCATGACAGGCGGGATTGAAACCAATCGACCCATGGAGAACGTTATGAATGAACCAAGCAATGATGATTCCGTAAAGCGCAGCTTGCTGGCTGCGCGCCTTGACGCGCTGAGCGAAGACGATCTGGTTCTGCTTACCAATCGATCTAAGCAAACGATCATCGACTGGCGCCGGCGCCGCAAAGGACCGCCGTATATGCGCGTCGGTGGCATGGTGCTTTATCCCCGCAAGTTTCTTCAAGAATGGCTTGAGGGCCGCGTCAAAACAACGAAGCCGGTCGGCGCCAAGGGGCTGCTGTGAGCGCCGCTCTGGTGGATGCTGCCCTGCAGGGCCAGCTGGCCGCAAACCGGGCGCTTGATCGCGTGAACCGCAGCTTTTCAGCGCCGCTCAGATTTGCGCAAAAGCGAACACTGCATTGGTGAATACTGCACAGCACACCGCGACCATTCATGGAGTCTTGGCGATGCAAACCCAGAATTTCGACGACCTGCCTGATAGCGCCCGGGTGCGCTGGAAGACGCTGCAAGGCGTGGTGCCGATCAGCTACGTGTCGGTTTGGCGTCACGTTAAGAAAGGCACTTTTCCCAAGCCAATCGCACTTGGCGAGGGCGGTCGGTGTCTCGCGTGGAAAGTGGGCGATATCCGCGCTTGGCTTGCCGCGCGCGAGCAGCATGCATCTGGCAACACGGGAGGCCTGCAATGAGCGCCGCTTTGTTGTACGCCGGTCAGATTTGCGCAAAAGCGAACAGTTTGTACTGATATCCTGTCACGGTTTTTAACTTTAACCGAAAGTAAAACCATGGCCCGAGCCTTGAAAATCCCTGGCGCACCCGTTGATGCACCTGCTGCCGACACCGACGACGATGCTGCTGCCGAAATGGCAGAACTGCAGGCGACCGAGGAAAGCGCTGCCGATGATCCGCGCACGCCCGGTCTGACGGTCAACGATGATGGCTCGATCACTTACGACGGCGTGACGCATCGCCGGCCGTTCAAGACCGAGCACGGAGTAGTCGTTCCCCCGTGCTCGTTTGAGCCGACCGGAACGAAGAAGTAAGCCATGTGTGATCCGGTCACCGCTACTGTCGCGGCCGTGTCCGCGTACACGTCTTATCAATCAAGCAAGCAGGCCAAGGATGCCGCAAATGCGCAGGCGCAGCAGGCGCAGCAGGCGCAAAACGCTGAAACCGAGCGCAAAGAGGCCGAAACCAAAGCCGCGCAAGACGCCGCGCAGCAGACCGCAGAAACGCGACGCCGTTTACGCAACTCATCTGTGCTGGCCACCGGTGCGCAAGGCAGCAGCCTGACCGCGCCGACGACCTCAACGCTCGGCTACGGCAAGACCACGCTGGGGGGCTGATATGGCCGCATCGGTCGATGATCTGAACAAACAAGCCGAAGCGCTGATTTCGGCGCGCAGCGAGCAGGAGACGATCTGGCGCGACTGTGCAGAAGCGTCCTATCCGCTTCTGAGCTCAGGTTTTCACAGCGATCTGACGCCGACGGATGCGCAGAGCAAACAAGCCGACCTGCTGGATTCGACTAGCACATCTGCGTGCAATATCCTGAGCAGCAACATTGTTGGCGGCATGACGCCTGCGAATGCTCGCTGGTTTAGCATGGTGGTGGACGGGCTGAGCGATTCGTCCGCAGCTTGGCTGGACAGTGCCAGCACAGAGTTGTGGACGCGGATCCACGAGGCCAACTTTGACGCAGCCGCGTTCGAGGGCGTGCAGACTATGTGCCCGATGGGCTGGTTTGCTATGTACATCGATGAGAACCAGACCGGAGACGGTCTGCACTTCAACATCTGGCCGGCGTCGCAGGTGTTCTATCGAAGCAGCAAAGCGGGACAGCCGGTCGATACGATCCTGCGCAAGTTCAAGATGACCGCCGAGCAGGCAGTGAATGCCTATGGCGAATCGATGGTGAGCGATGACGTGCGCCGAATGGTGCGCGAGGGCCGTGGCCACGAGAAGATCGAACTACGCTGGATGATCTATCCGCGCAAGAACTACACGCCTGGTTCCAGCGTGTCGAACCGCCTGCCGTTCGCGTCTTGTGCTTGGGAAGTTGGCACCAAGAAGCTGATCCGCGAAAGCGGATATCACGAGTTCCCCCTGGTGTTGCCGCGCTGGAAGCTGATGCCCGGCAGTGACTATGCCGTGGGTCCGGTTTTTGACGCGCTGCCCGATATTCGCCAACTCAACGACCTGTTGTTCAACGAGAACGCAGCCACGGACTTGGCCATTGCCGGAATGTGGATTGCCGAGGACGACGGGGTGTTAAACCCCCAAACCATCAAGGTGGGGCCAAGAAAGGTGATCGCGGCTAACTCGGTGGACAGCATCAAACCGCTGCTGACCGGCTCGGATTTCAATGTGTCCTTCAGCAAGAAGGAAGAACTTCAGAGGGCGATTCGCACCACGCTGATGGCCGAGCAGCTGCAACCTCCGAGCGACCCGCGCATGACGGCCACTGAATGGCTGGGTCGCATGGCGCTGCTGCGCCAGATGCTTGGTCCGACCTTTGGGCGGCTGCAGTCCGAATGGCTGCAGCCGCTGATCGTGCGCTGCTTTGGTCTTGCCATGCGCGGCGGTGCATTTGCGCACCTTGGCCCTGTGCCCGAAGAGCTGCGCGATACGTCGTACACCATCCGCTACCAGAGCCCGCTCGCACGCAGCCAGAAGCTCGAAGAAGTGGCGGCCATGGATCGATTTGAGGCCGATCTGGCCGCCAGTGTGCAGGTGAGGGCAGAGGTTCTTGATCTGTACGACTGGGACGAGGCCAAGCGCCTGAAGGCTGAATTGCTGGGTGTGCCGGTCAAGCTGCTGCGTAATGCCCGAGACGTGAAGGCCGATCGTGAAGCGCGGGTCAAGCAGCAGCAAGAACAGCAGCAGCAGGCCATGATGCAACAGGCTGCGGCCGCAACCATAAACGCCAGCGCCCAGCGCATGGCCAAAGCGTAGGAGAACGCCATGCCAGTAAAGCAACAATATGCATCGCAAACCCGGATAGCGACGTTTGTGGGTGATTCGCTCGACCTGTTTGAAGACTTGGGTGTGAAGGAACTCTCGATTGATGGCCGACAAAAACGAGCCGATTAAGCC